TGACCAGCAACAAACGGAAACGGTGTTGTCATATTTGCCTACTTTACCCTAGAGCGTTGTCCGCGTTGATGATACCAAACGACAAATCATCAAGTATCAGCTCATAAACGATGACGGTTGGCGACGTGTAATAAGTAACGCTATGCCCGGTATTAACGCTGATCGTATGCTCAATGCCCTCGACTGCCAATTCTTGCGCCAACTCGGTAGTTGTCACGCCTGACACAAAAGATTTTTCAATCGTAATCGTGTCGCCAACGTCAATCACAGCCACCGTGTCACGTTGCGCGCTAGTCAACAAAGCAAACGACGTAGCCAAAGACGTGTACCGTGCCTCAGGTTCAGGGTCAAGCAAATAAACCGCCAAGTCAAGTGCGGCGCTGTCGTTATGCAAAAGGCTGTTAGTGATGCTGTAAGTCTGCACAAAATACTTTGTTTGACTACCAGCGTCGTCAGCGACCTGCGGATTGTTACTGCCAAGTATCTGAACAACTGCACGGTTAGTTACCTGATCGGCTTCAAAAGTTATGCCTACGCCGTTGTACGGAATGTTCGTGCCGTCGTCATGAAAGTCTGCTACCGACGGTGTGAGCGTTGTGCCTAGTCGAGCGTCAAACACTAGATCGCCGTCACGCGACATAAACAGGCGACCTTGTTCAGCCTCATTTATGTCAGACAAATAGCCAAGCACGTTTGTGCCTTGAGCAACCGTAAACGCCGCTGCACCGCCAAGCGTCTGAGTACCTGTAGCAATGTCGCGCGTTAACGCTGGGAACGCAACCTCAGGCCGATCAAGCACGGCCGTAACTCGAGCGCTAGACAATTCCTCGCTGACATTAAATTCATCTAAAAATGTTTGTGCCAACAAATAAAAATCGTCTGCACAAAACACGGTCACCGTATCAAGACCGCCAAGCGCAAAATTGTAGTCATAGTTTACAATCACGCCGACAAACAAATATTCTTTGACGTTTAGCGAACTGTAACGCGATAGGCGCACTCGACGCATAGGTGCAAGACCGGGTTGCGCTTGCGGTGTGTCGTAGTACGGCGAGTTAGTGTCAAACGGGTTAAAAATACCTGCCGTGTCAAGCATATTAAACGACATAGTGCCAGCACTAAATTGATCGCCCTGATCGCGACGCCCACGCTTAACTGTGATGCTGTTAACGCCGTCAAGCACACTCGCAAAATCTGTTGTACCGTTGAGCACATATTGAGTGTTATTAAGCAAACCTGCAACTGGGTCGTCAAGCAAAAATGCGTCTTGTATAAACCCTGTGTCAATTTCTAAGTCATAGTTGCCACTAGCAACAACGGCTGTACCTGCCATTACGACGCAATCTGTAAATCGAGTGGCCCGTTAGTGCGCTGGTAGGCCAGCAAACTGTTTAACACGCTTTGCCCGATCTCGGCGCTAGTTGACATACCGCCAGTCACGTTTATTGTTACGCCACCATTACTACGCGCTGCAATGCGCTCAGCGTTGCCTGACGTCGTTAAAGCACCTTGTATGGTCACTAAATCGTTTGGGCTACCAATACCGCCACCACCGCCACCTGTACCGCCACCTGCACCGCCGCCACCACCTGAGCCACCGCCACCAATAAGCGTTGGGGGCAAACTAGGCATACTTGGCAAACTAGGTGTAATACTGCCCGTGCCACCCTCTCGAGCCTGACCACCGCTAGTCGCACCACCGCCACCGCCACCGATGCGACCCAAACTAATCTCAGACAAAAACCCAAGATCGCTGCCAGGTTTAATCATGTTTATGCCTTGAATAATTAAGTTAATTGCTTTGATGTAACTGTTAGCCATGTATTCAAACGCGCTAACCACTCCGTTAATAACAGAGTTGACAACGTTTCTAAAGCCCTCAAATTTTGTGTACGCAACTGCAAGACCAGTAATCAGCGCAGCGATGCCAATCGCAATCAACGTGAACGGGTTAGCGGCCATAGCAAAATTGACTGCCAAGATCGCCGTCGCGATAGCGCTAATTGTGCCAGCAATAAACAAAAATGCTTTAGGGTTTTTTTGTGCCCAGTCCGCCATGCTTTGCAAATACGGCAACACTTTTTGCAACACGGGCAACAAACCTGCACCAATGCTTTCTTGTGTTTCAGCCAAACTGTTTTTTAATATTTTAAATTGTCCCGCTGCGGTGTTTGCAGACTTTGCAGCCGCGCCACCAAAGTTGTCATTTAGCGCAAGCATTACCGTGTCAAGCGACGCACCGTCTTTAATCATGCCTTTCATTTCAGGCGACAACGCTGCAAGACCTTTCATGTTGCCTGCATACGCTTTGGCAAGCGCGTCGCTTACCGTTGCAAGATTGTTGCCGGTTGCTGCCGAGATATCTTGTGCAAGCGATAGCGCGTCAGTAGCCTCGCCCACGTTTTTTGTACCGACAAGCAATGCACTAAACGCTGGCCGTAACTCGCTGTCAGCCGTACCAGTTGCCCTTGACATAGCCGAAATCATGTCCTCAGTCGCTGCCACCGTTGCGTCAGTAGCACCAACAACGTTCTGCATTGTGTTAGCCAAAATTGCTTGTTGCTGTTCGTCCTCGGCTGCCGCCTTCGCCGCCAAGCCGAGCGCACCCGCAACCGCCGTAATTGCAGCCGCTGCAGGTATCGCTGCTTTGCGTATAGCAAACTGTGCCTTTTCGCCAACAGTTTCTAGTTGCTTAAATTCTTTAATTGCGCGGTCAAGACCTTTGCCGTCAAACTCGCTAATGATTGGAATAGATAGTGCCATGATTAAATTCCGCGCTCAACGGTACGAATTGCATCTTTGACAATTTTTTCTATTTCGCGCTCAACCTTTGCAATGTCTTTTTCAATCGCTGGTTTAAGTATTCGAGTCTGATCGCTGGCAACAAAACCAAGTGACGCGCCGAGCCTGTTTGTGCTGCGTCGCCCGGCTGTTTCCCAAACTGCGGTTGCTACGTCTTTTTGCAAAATCATAATTACGCCAACGGCTTTGCGTCGAGTATCAAATTTCATTTGCACGCCTTTGATTGCTTTGTCAAGTCTAAACGGAAATATTTTGCGACCGTTGCTAGTCCAGCGCCTTGACATACCCGATAACGCATACGGGTGTTCCTCGTCCTCTAATACTTCGTAGGCTTTTTTGCCAGCGTCAATCGCTGGTTGTGCAATGTCGGTTGCTTTTGTCTTAAATTCTTTTTGCAATTCAGGGTCAAGTTTTTTCAAGTTGTTTATAGCGTCTTTAACGCCTGCTACTTGAATTGTGGTTGATACCGGCATTGCGTTACCTCTTTTGCTTATTCAATAGCGTAATCACCGTTATTAGGTCGCGCGTGTCAAACTCGATTGTCGTAGGCCAATACCCTGTTGCGACTAACAGTTCTGCTAGTTGCCGTCGGTAACTGCCTACGCCGTATGGTTTGGGTCTGTCTCGTCTATTGCCTCAATCGTCATGTTTGGGTTTTCTTTAACCCAATCACGATATGTTGCAGGCATTTTTTGGCCGCTAAGTTTCAGCAAGTTGTATGCCCAGCAAACTAGATCGGTGTAGCCGATACCTTTGCCGTCACTAATTTTGCGACCCTCGGTTTTTTCCCATTCGCAGATAACAAACATATTTGTTGTTAACTCGACTGGCTGTACGCCGTCTTGTAAATCTACTTTAAGTTTTAATCGCATTGCCTTGTCCTGTTCTCGGCCAGTTATGGCGCGTTAGATCACGTTACGTCAACTGTGTATGCGCCACCCATGAGTTCAATGTCGTAGGTAGCCAACTCGCCCAAGTTTGCGTTCATTACTGGCAACGCGCTTAGGTAAGTGTTTGTCAATTCAAAGCCGGGGTTAGTTGCGGTGTTTGAGCCTGCCGCTGGGGTTACTTTGATGTAGCACTTTGTGCCGACAAGTGGCGCAAGAGTTGCGTAACTTTCCGACGATGCAAACGATGCGTACAAAGTTAAGGTTGCGCTGTTTGATTGCAGGCCAGCGGTGTTTGTGCGTGCAGTTGAGCCGAACGCGGTGTCCTCAAGTGCTTCAACAACGTAGTTAACGGTGACTGCCGATACTTGATCGGTGATGTCTGTTGTCGCTGCGCTTGACGCGCCTATGAGAACGACCGGATTACTGAGGTAGGTGGACGTAGGCATTGTATTTACTCCTTGATGTGTTAGTTATAGTTTTACCATACCGCAACGATATGCGTGTGTATGCTCACGCCGTTTGCGCTTGCAAGCCAACTGCCACGTCATAACACGGATACTCTTGCCCGCCTATGTCGAGTGTGCCGGGTTTGCCCGACATTGCAATAACGCTTGAGCCAAGCACTAACGCGGTAATCTGCAAAATTTCACGCAACACGGGCAACCCTGCTGGGCCGCTGCCAACAATTTTGATCGGGTAGTCCATACGCACAATGTTGCCGTTGCCAGCGATTGTCGTAAAACTTGGCGCTGTAATGAACACACAATTAGGCACAAGTTTTGTCGGGTCGTTTACTACCCGTAAGCCTGTTACGGCTGTCAGCGTGGCGCTTAGATCGTCTAGCGCCTCGTTAAATAGATCGTTGTACGGTGCAGGCACTACGCCACCGCTGGTCGGTCAATACCTAACAACTGTTTGACGATAGGTGTCATTGACTGTTGCGGTGCTGTACCCATGTTGTCAAACGACGCAAACACGTTCTCAAGACTGCCTCGACTACGCCACAACGCCGCGCAATACATAATCGTGCCAAGCGTTACGTCACCGCTAGGCGACGTGCTGAGACTGTCGTTGTACCCTGCCTCAGCGCGACGACGACTGCAAAACTGGTTGCCAGCGCTTACGGCCTGCGTTGCCAACGTGTAATCGTCAGACGGGTTAGTAATTGACACGCCAAGATAGGTAACAAGGTTTGCAACCGTAACCCACGTACACGTAGGCGTAAACGAGACTGTGCCTGTGTAGAACGCGCTGTACTCAACTGCATCGCCTGTGCAGGCGTACAGCACTTGATTAGCGCGCGGTACGTTCTCGTTAAATGTCCATTCGCCTGTGGTGCTATCTATGCCTGTGTACTCGTATTGCGGGCATGACAACACGGTGAACGTGCCATTAAACGGTGCGGCAATGCTTGCGACAACGATGCTGTCGCCAACCTGTATGTCGGTTGGCTCGAGCGTTGAAATGCAGGCGTAGTTATTTAATAACTGTTTTGACGCTGTTAGATAGGTCGCCATAGCGGTGTATCC